TCCACAGTGCCTCCAGTGCGTCGTCATCATCAAGCAGAGGTGATACGCGATCAAACTCAGACTTGTCGTAGTTCCAATAACCATCCTTACGGACGATCTTCAGTTTGAAGTTAGCACCTTGCCAGAAGTCAAAGGGGTTGATGGGAGTCTCGTCCTCAAACTCAGGTTGCATTGCTTCCATGATCTTATCAAAGATCTTCTTACCGAACTTGTAAAGGAAGACACGACCTTCGTTCTGAGGGTTTGCTTTGTCCTGCACAACATAGATGTTGGCATAGTAGGACAACTTACGCTTTTGCTTACGTGCAATCTCTTTATCAGACTCGACACCAGAATTCCAAAGTTGACTGTTGTGCTCTGAAACAGGGTCTTTCTGACCAATGGTTGTCAGGGAGTTTTCAATGTACCATCCACCAGTGCTTTGGAAAGCATGGGTGTACATCTTTGCCCAGGGAAGTTCTTCTCCATCAGGCGCAGGCAGGAAACGGATGACTGCAAAACCATTACCAGTTTTATCTACTTCTGGTTTCCACAGACGGTCATCACCACCGCCACCAGTATTATTCATCTTCTCAACTTCCTTCACCAGTTTAGAGGTGAGAGAACCAAGACCAGATTGCTTTTTAAGATTTGCGAAAGACATAGGATTAATCGGATTAGTTGGATTTGGCTTGTGTGTACGACGCTATCATACTGTACTCAGGTGTCACCGTCAAGTTGTTTTCTCATAACGTTGAGCATCTCTGACATGTTATCGAATACAGTATTCATGTCAACATCTTTGGGAAGACCCATCATTTGTGCAGAGTCAGTGATTCTTTCTCTCATTTGAATTGCATCTGGGTCATCAGATAAAGACAAACGAGCATAAAGAATCTTCTGTTTTTCTATGAGTCTTTCTAAATTAGAAACTTGCTCTAATTTATCATCATCACTCATATATGGAAAGTGCATGAACTTACCATAGACTTCATCTTGGAGTTCACTAATTTCAGTCATCTCTGACCTAACAATTTCAGAGTCAAAGAAACTCATAGGACTACCTGCTTAAGAATTTGTTTATAACGTTGTACATCAATATTTAGAAAAGGAGAATATTTTTTTATCCTCATGCTGACGGTTTCCCACACTGGGTCTTTAAGGTGGGAGTCAAAGTTCTCTCTAAATCCTAGGATCTTATCCAGGATGACTAGAGTTTCGATTGATATGTTTTTTCTAAGATATTCTTTTAGAATTTGTGGATGTCGTGTGCCATCCATGGCAAACATGGAATCAAAGTTACCATCACTGAAAAGAGATTCAGTTTCTTCTTTGAAGACATATGATAGTGATTGATTTCTTTTCTTCCACTCGATATATCTACCCTCACCATCCTTAATCATTTCACCAATCCAAAGTTTCCCTGGATCAGTGCAGGTAATGAAGTTAGATACAAAAAATTCAACCACCTCTTGGTCTGATTTGTTTCTTGCCAACTTCTCAAACCAGAATCTATCTTTTCTTTTATAGAAAGATTGAACAGTCGCACGACTCTTACCACGATACTTGTGGTAATCATACTTGTCCTTGGTGAAGTGATTCTTCATCGACAAGTAACATCTGTAGGCATCAAACGGCATCATAAAAAAGTAATAGGGTCAATTTTTTGGCGGAAATTTTTTCGCCCCCTTTTGAAATTAGAAGACCAATTTTGCGCGAGAGGTCTTCTTCAAAAAGTTCAGTTCCATTGCTTCATATTTGATCTTTTCCTTCAGTGGTTTTGAAATCAATTTAGGAACAGAGTTTAAATCAATAGAATTAAGTTCACAGAAATGCACGATGGCATCAATGTAGTTCATATCTTTATGCTTTTGCACAAGTGTTTCAATCTCTTGCGCGAAACGAGATGGGCAAAAGAACTTGCTCTCAAATGCCTTTTCTAGTTCATTCTCCATCTTTTGACCCAGTATTGTGATGTACAAATTCTTTAATATACCTTACTAGTAATTTAATATAGTCTCCTTTATTCCTTTTGTCAAATACTTTAACCTCACCACCAGGAGTTACCATAATGGTGATTAGTTTTTTGACAGGAATGCCGGTCAGTTCGTAGTAAGCAGTGGCATAAAACATTTCTTGGACGAAATAGTTTTCCAACCACTCTTCGGGTTTTATTTTTTCTGAAGTCTTAAAATCGATGACTGCAAGTTCTCCTTCGTATTCAGCGATGCAGTCAACCCTACCTGCTAAACCAAGATACTCTGAGAACAGAGTTCTTTCTATAGCGTGTATGTTATTTATACGATCTAGGTATGGTGTAGCATGATGAAACATAAACTTGGTTAGAGGTCTAAACTCATCCCAGTCAATTTCTTTATTCAGCATATAAAGTTCAACCGCCTCGTGGAAGTCTGTTCCTCGTGTGGTTGCTTTCTTTGTGATGCGATTTGCTTCCTCGATGCCAACCCGTGCTCTCCACTTGGCAAAGATTTGTCGGTTATAAAAAGAGGTTACCGACGTAATAGAAGGCACCCACTCTCCGTTCGGAAGATTGTAGAGACGGATGCCATTCTTTTCTTTCTTATTAAGTTCAAGGTCACCAAGATAATTACAATGAGTAAAATTCATAAATTCAAATCAAGTTTAGCAAGTAGATATTCTTTACAAAGACCTGAACGTACAATATCATCAACGCCGAACTCAATCATTTCGACTGATGGCATGACTCGTAGTATTCTCATAAAATCCATGATACCATTTCTCTCATTCTGCTTGGTCAAGTCAGTCTGAGTAGCATCACCACAGAACATAATCTTGGTGTCTTCACCTACCCTCGTAATTATACTATCAAGTTCATGGAAATTCAAGTTTTGAAACTCATCAACAATGATGATAGATTTATCAAGGGTTGTACCACGAATGAATGAAGTAGACCAGAAACTAATAGTCCCTTGAGTCTTAAGATTACCATACAGCATTTCAAAGTCTGCGTCTGTGGGGAGCGCAAACATATACTTCACCATATTCTTATAAGGAATTTGGAAAAGTGCTGACTTATCTTCATGGTCTCCAGGAAGGAAACCAATCTCTCTGGTAGCAACAAGAGACCTTACGATATAGATCTTTTCATAAGGTGTGTTCTCATCAAGTACATCTTGTAGTGCATTCCACAGAGTGATGAAAGTTTTACCCGTTCCTGCTGCACCATATGCAACGACATTCTTATCGTTTTCATATGCTTCAAAGAGAAGTTTTTGATTCTCAGTTAATGGATCAATGTCCCGCATCAAGTCTGAGTTGATGGGTTTCTTTCTCTTCATTTGTTTGACAGTTAGACCAACTCCAATGGGTTGATCAGAGTTCTTTTTTCTTCTAGGCATTTAGAAACTGTAATCGCGGTTTTTACGGACGTTTGCACCAGGTTGCCTGGATGCTCTGTCTAGGATTTCATTCCATCCACTTGAGTTGGCTTCACCTTTCAAGTGCATGTCTCCGACTTCTCCCACACCAGCGCAACCAGCAGACCAGTCTTTGTCCCAACCAGGATTCTCTTCTCTCCACTCTGAGTATGCTTTCATTGTCATGGAGAGTGTTTTCTTCTCACCAGTTTCTTTATTAATAACAGGATATGTTGGCAATGTTAGACCTCCTTTAGATGTTAATATTTATTACCACTCAAGTGCTTCAGCAACCACAGGGAATTGTTCAATGAAGATTTTCTTACAACCCTCAGCAATTTCCATGTGTTCTTTCTGCGTTCCGTGTCCAGTGCGAAGATCAATATAATGAATCCAAGAACGAACTGAACCCGTCATATAGATTCTGGTGGGACAAGCGAGTGGCAAAATCATTCTTGCACATTCCTTTGCCACGCCGTGATCTAACATGTCCTGGTAAACGTCTAGAGTTTGTTTGAAGTGATGCTCCATCCAAATCTCATACTTCTGTTTAATGAAAGGATCAAGGTCATCAATAGACTTCTGACGATTGGTAGTATCCTGCCGCCGTAGATCGGGGATAGGAATCTTACCTTCCATCAGGGCACTAGAATCAGCATAGCGTTGCGAAAACTCTTGATATGTGAACGAACGGTGCCTCAATATTTGAGCTGCGATTGCTCTAGAAGTATTAATCTCCAGAGTTAGATATGCTTGCTCAAAGATACTCCAGTGCTGGTGCTTGATACAATACTTCAGCAGACCAGCAAACTTCTCATTGTCTTGGTTGTTTGGATTACTTACACGAGCACAATAAGCCATGTGCTTCTCTGCGTCTGGACTGACGCTAACCAATTTAATCGGGGTATCCGTCATCGTCTCCTTCGTCATAAACTTCGTCGTAATCTGTTAGGTGTGGTGCGATGTTCTCATACTCATATGCTTTAACATCGGAGTAGACTTCTGATTTCAAAGCCTCTACAAGCAACTCTAGGTTTCGGACGATCAACTTTAGTTTGTCTTTTTCCATACAGTAATATCGCTTGCCCCATATTATACCATAAAAAAACGGGGGTGGAAACCCCCGCCTTTTTAAACTAAAAGATTTTTACATATTCGTTTACAAGTTTGTTGATCTTCGTCGCATTCAATCAAGCAGTCAAAATAATCATTTACCAGATCGGATTCTCTTGGGTTGGATGTGTTCTCAAAGAGATCCCATTCTGCTAGTTGATTGCGAGAAATAAGATTGTGCATAAATCACTCTCCGTACAGTACAAATAATAATGAAGAAACGAATCAGTGCATAGGCTTTTCCTTTAATTCTGTAATTATTTAGTCAGCGTATGCTAACTTAATGAAGTCTGGTAATAGTTAATAAAAAAGGGAGGTGGTTAACCTCCCTGTGTATTATTTGGAAAGAACTTTAATCTCTCCGTATATCAGTGAAAGGAATGCTACAGAACTTAGGGATACGATCCCAGCGATTTGTAGTGCTCCCATATCACTTTACGTAGGTACGACCGCGATAGCAGAAAGTGCCGTGAGACTCTTTTGCTGGTTTGCGAACTTCACACTTTACACCACGATATGCAGTGTGAGTGATCTGTGCGTCGTGAAGTGCAGATGCTTTGTTGATCTGCTTCTTGATGAGATTAAGCGTATTCATAAGTTTACTCCTAAAGTAGTTGGATTTTTAGGCCCGTTCCTTTAGTCGTTTGCGTCCCAATAACAATCAGGTTCGGTCGAATCCCTTACGGTCTCAACCAACTCAACCTTTACCTGAGGTGGCAAAGATTCATGTCTAGCGATCCTGAGCATAATTGCATCAGAATCTTGACAACTGATTGTAGTGTATAGAAGTAAATCTATCATGGGATGAACGCTCCGTTCCGCGACTTACTTGCGTCCCACCGAAGTGGGATGAACGACAGGTCCATTATAGACCTCATGTGACTATTTAGTCAAGTGGTATTGTATCAGGCGTTACAGAATTCTCCTTCTGCCTGCAGATGTTGCAAGGTCTCTTTCAAGTTACCGATGTGTCTATATCCAATGGCAATCTGAGGGTACTCTGTTCCCTTACCAAACTCCTGCTCAAATGCTCTTTGAGTAAAATGATTATTCAATCGATACACTTGATAGTTCTTTCCCATTCTTTCGATCAAAGATATAACACGATCACATTCTTGGTTGCCGTTTGAATAGATGGTTACTAGATCTTTCATAGGGGTCTTCCGTGCTTATCGACAAGTCCTAACTTTTTGATGTGCGAGAGATTTGATCTCTCACTCTTTTTAATTTTCTTATACTCTTTTATGATTTTGTTGATCTCTCGATTAGATATTGATACTTGCAGTTCATCTTTTTCATCTACAAATCCAAGACCACTACCCTGTGTCGAGTCTCTAGTGTCAACATAATCATTGATCACCTCTTGGATTTCATCTCTAATCAAGTCGTTAATTTGATCTCTAAGATGTTCGTCTTTCATTTTCTTTTCTTTTTATCTGGTGCTTTGTATCCCCACATCTTGGGGTTAACTGTTCCATGTGCCCAATCGATAAGAATTAGTGCACCCTTTCCAAACTTATCATAGTAAAGATTAAAAACATCTACTCTCTTTCCTCTACACAAGTCAGTGTAAACCTCACCATCGAATCTATACTGAACTTGCAGAGTGTCAGTGGGTAGAGTTTTATCTTTGATCTGCTCAGGAGTTGCTCTCTCAGCAACAAGGTGGCAACTGTAAGATTGAACCATAGATTCTTTTTCTTCTGCTGACCACTCGTGAACCACTGGTGCTTCTCCTAGTTTGTTTGCCATTAAGACCGTCCTCCCCAAGTGATGTCTGGGTATGCTTCTGCTACCATTTCCTTTGTAATCTTATACTTAGATCCAAGGTTTTTATCCTTGACTAAACAAAGAACTTCTGCCTCCGATGGATGCAATCCTTCCAACATCTGAATAAACATAGTCTCTCTACGGAGGGAACTCAATCCATCATTACCACCTTTTACAAAGTGAAAGAGTTGTTTGTATTCTCTACGAAGACTAGTGTGGTCGGTTCCAACGGGAACTTCATTCTCTTTATAAGGAACGTGTCCGTCAGGCAGCAAGGAGATTACGCTGTCATCAAAATTCCAAATGAAAAGTGCTTTCAGTGCATCATTTCCATACTCTTTGAGAATTTCAACTCTCTTTGCTTTTGATCTTTGCTTGTCTGCTAACTCAAGGATTTCATGTTGAAATGGATTAGCAGGAAGTTTATTTGCCTTCACACTAAAGTTTCTTTTAGTTGTCGTCTTCTTCGTGGTCGTCATAATCGTTTTCAAATCGTACTGCTAAAATTTCATCAGGCAAAACATTACCGTTTTCGTCAAACATCTCTGGGTGAGTATACACCGGTTGAGTATTGTAGACATGTTCTTTCGCAAGCCATCCTACCATACCTCCAACAAAAAACATCATAACGGAAACTAATGTTCCAATAGTGAGGGTTACTGCCAACATCTTTTTGTCCTCCAGAGACTATTTCTTTCTTATATCCAGATAGAAGTTAAGATGGAAAACAATTTCTCTACGGAAGAGAGAGACCATCTTACCGAACTTTACCTGAAAAGTTTTGGGCGGTTCTGGTTTCCTCCTCCTGTTGCGTAGTAGCAACTCAACCCCACGATTGATGTGGGAATTGTGATTATTTAGTTTCTTTTTTTCTTCTTCCTCTCCTTCTATCATGGTTATACCTCAAGGCATCTTCTAAAATTTCATTAAGATAATTTTTTATCTTCCTTGCCTGTGGTTTTGGAATATGCCCATACCCCTCTCGGAGTTGTTTGTGCATATTATCACTACCACCTTCAAGGTAATCATTCAACTCCGTTACCAAATCACTTAGTTCTTTAGCAGTGGAGCTCTCAATAAACTCTTCGATCTCAACTTTTTTTACTTGTTTAATTTTAAGGTAGTCATAGAACTTTAACACAAAGTGACCATCAAAGGCAAGGTCAATTGCCTTCTCTACATCCGTGTATGTTTCGTACAAGTTAAGTGATGACATTAAACCAACTTGTTCTCCCGCAAATATTTTACAGTTTCAGTACACCCTCCAATAATTTTCTCATCACTTATAACTTTGGGAAAGGTAGATCCTACTCCAAACTTACCATAAAATTCTTCACGGGTGTAATCCCTATCAAGTTTATATATGACATGCTTGAGTTCTGCAAGTTTTAAAACTTGTTCTACCTTGGTGCAATAAGGGCAACCATCTTTTGAATAGACTGTGAACGTCACTTCTGAACCTCCTTCCAATCATTATCAAAAATTTCCATACCTTTATCGGTGAGGATGTGATCATACATTTGATCGAATACCTTTGGTGGCATCGTGCAGATCTCAGCACCATTGTACCATGACCTGATAGCACGTTGCACACTGCGAATCGAAGCAGAGAGAACCTGAGTTCTGATACCATGGATGCGGTACAGTTCAGAGATAGATCGTACAACTTCCAGACCTGCCACTGATTGGTCGTCCAGGCGTCCTACAAAGGGAGAGACGTAGGTTGCCCCTGCCTTCGCTGCTAGGACCGCCTGAGAGGCGCAGAAGATCAATGTGACGTTGACCTTGATACCTTGCTCTGAGAGGCGCTTACAGACGATTAGACCCTCGCGTGTGCAGGGGACCTTGACCGTGCATACATCACCAAACTTTTCATACAGACGAATGCCTTCATCGTACATCTCAAGGTCAGATCCCAT